ATCGTGGACCGGCACTTCCCCGGCTTGGCGGTTTGAGCCGCGTCAGCTTCGCCCCGTATGTCGGGCTACGCTGTTGCTTCTATTGTACTACAGGACGTGCGCCACAATCGCCACGGCGACGGTGTAGGCGACGGATGCGAGCAGGGCCTTCTTCGGGTTCGCAACCACCCAGGCGGCTTGCTTTTCAACGAACGACGTGGCCTTCGCGACGTCGGTCTTCACTGCGGTTACTGGATCTGCCATGAGTTTTACCCCTGATTTGGTGCATACGTAGAACTGAGGATTCGTACAGTAGTATAGCCTAAGCACGCTTCGTCACCCTTGCGCCCTTGTGCCATCCGCTCTCCTCGCGGAGGTTGCTGGGGTACCCTGCCTTGTGCGCGGATGCGTCGTCCAGGTCGCGGCGTTTGGCTTCGCGGGACTTGTCGCCCCACTTGCTGGCGGTGCGATTCGGCTTGTCTTCGGTCACGACACGATGTCCTTTACGTCAACGCCCAGGTACAGGGCCATGGCCTTGATCCATTCGATCTTCTCGGAAGACTCGCAGTCCTTGAGGCCGACGAGCGTGTCGAAGCTCTTCGCGGCCCGCAGCAGCTTCAGGAACTCCTCGAACTGCTCCTTCGTTGGACCGTTGTACTGCGCTGGTGTCAGCTGGACCTGGAACTGGTTGGCGTAGGGTTGGGCACGGTCTGTATTGAATTGGTTCGGCGGCGGGTTAGGCCAAATTTGGCGACCAATGTCACCGACGTACGATACGACGCACATTTACACGATACTCCGAGAAAATGGTGGGTGATTCAACAGGCAGTCCCGGCCTGGGCACGGTCTGCTGAGACCCAGAAACTGTTACCCTATCCAGGCCAGCTGCGCGAGCGGGTCGCCTGTGATCTTGCCCTTGAGGTTCAAGTCCTCGATCAGGGCGAACTGGCTGAAGATCTTCTCGCTCTTCAAGTCACCGTTGATGTCCTTCCAGGTACGCTCGCCCATCAGCACCCGCCAACGGTCGCCGCCATAGAGCGGGATGCGGACGTAGTCACCCGGCTTGACCCACTCACCCTCAGGCCAGACCTGCAGCGTCTCACGGTTCCTGAAGGCACCCGGACCGAGCGCGATGACCTTCGCGACGCGCGTGTTGTCGGCCTCGGTCTCCACCGTGTCACCCGTCAGATGCAAGCCGGACTCGGTTCGGGTGGCGGCAGATTTGATCTGCACCAGCACCTGGCTGCCGAATGGGATCGTCTGCGGATCGACATCCGGGAACGCCTCTTCAAGAGTCTGAGAGAGAATGCGCTTGACCTTGAGAGCTGAAATGGCTGCCATATCTTTCCTTTGATGTGCTGAAATTATGCCGTGGCTTGAGGCGTTTCTGATTTTGCTGCGCGGGTACCAATGCTGTACCTGCCAGCCTCTCGGCGTGCCTTGACTACGAGCGCGTGCAGCGCCTTCAGCTCTTCGCGAGTAAGCCTACCAAGTAGCAGATCGTGTTTGTTCATATGCTGTATGCGTATGCCATACGCGGCATACATTCAGAGTATTACCCTTAGGGCATAAACTGCCTAATCAACCTATAACGTGTCGTCGTCTTCCAGTTCCTTGCGGCTGAACTCGGTCTCGATGACCTTCTGCGCGAACTGCATCCCTTGCACGTACCCGAATCGCCTACCGGCCTCGTACGCAACGGACTGGTCGTTACCTACGATGCTGTGGGATGCGCCCTCGATAGTTGCTTGCTGGATCTTCCGCGCAAGCACCTGAGACACCTTCTGGCTGTCTACGTTCATAGCCATCCCTTGATAACGCCCAACAGTTTCTCGAACCAGGCTATCAGGCGACCGTAAAACCCGTCGGTGCGTTCGGCGTCTCCGTGATCGTGAACGTGGACTCTGCTGACCATGCGGAGTCGTTCGGGCCGATCACTTGCACAGCGGCTGCGTAGCTGCCAGCGGCGAGCGTGACGCTCGACACCGGGTAAGTCGTAGCCGTCGGGCTGGAGACCGTAACCGTCTGCGTGTACGTCCCTGCAACACCCGTCGATGGGCGGATGCCGATGACGAAGCCGGTGATCTCGCCCGCCGCAATCGGCGTCCCGTCGGTGTTGGTGGTCGGGATGACCCAGCTGAATTGTTTCGGGTTGCTCATTGCTTTTACCACCTGTAGGGGGTAGTAGGCTTGCCTTCGCCTGACTTGTCGTGAGTCATCGCGTCCGAGTCATCCGGCGCGACGCCCGTCCGACGGTACTCCTGGCGCGGGCCAATGAGCTTGCTGTCGGTGGTGTTGACCTTCTCCGTGGAGGTGTTGTTTTCTTTCTGTGACATGTTGGACACGTTTTTCCCGTAAGGCGTTGTGAGTTGAAAATTCCCGTAGGACTGAGGCTATTGTAACACCCGCGTCAACCCTTCGGCAGGCCACCCGCTCCGACACCCTTGCCGTCGGTGACGTTGATCCCTGGGTGGGCCTGGGGAGCCTGCGCGGCCTCCTGCAGCTTCGCTCCGACGATCTGGAGCGCGGTGTCGTTGTCCATGTTGGTGACCTGGACCTTGGTCTGGTTGGTTCCCTGAGACACTGCGCGTGCGGTCTCGTTGTTGGCGAGAGCGATGGCACCCTTCGTCTGCTGATCGACCTCGTCGGTCTTGGCGTCCGTCTGCAGCTGGGCAGCGAACTGGGCGTTCTCTTGCTGGTTGTCGCCCTGGTGCAGGGCCGCCTCCTGGGCCAGCTCCTGCTGCTGCAGCTGCAGCTTCTGGTTCGCGATCTGGGTGTCGGCCTGGACCTTTTGCGAGGCGACGACGCTGGGATCCATCGGCTGCGGCGGGCTGAACTTCTGCAGCGTCTGCTGCGCCTGCTGGATGATCGCCGGGAGCTTCCCAAAGATCTGGGGCGTGTGCTGGTGGATGTTGTTGCTTGCAGCCGCCAGCAGCCCGTCGAGTGCGGAGGTGACGGTGCTGTCCTTGATCGTCATCAGCTCCGCGAAGCCTTCCGCGCCCTTGCCGTAAGCCGTCTCAGCCATCTTTGCCAGCTCGTTGGCGTACCAGAACAGCATGTGCTCCTTGATGTTGTTCAGCAGCCCGCCTATGGCCTGGGGCGCCATGATCGGGTTCTGGCCAAACATCGGATCCTGGATGAAGTTCAGGTGCGTCTGGATGTGCGCCAGGTGGTCCTGGTCAGGGAACGCAACGACCGGGCGCCCGAGGGCGCAGGCGACGTTCTCGTTCACGGCATTCATGGGCTTCGGCTCTGGCTTGTCCTGCAGGTACTGCTCCCCGTTGGGGATCTTCATCACCTTCAGGTAGCGTTCCTCGACCTTCCTGACGTCATAGATGTCTGGTCTGGCTGTGGCTCGCTGTATGAGTGCGTTGGCTTGTTCGACGCGCTGCAGCTCACAGAAGATCTCGGGGTCTGAGACAGGAACCACGTCATCAGGAGCGTCAAAGTCCGCCTTGAAGCACATCTGCTCGCCGGTTGCTGCGAGTACATCCTCGTCCTCCAGGTAGGTCGCGTCCAGACGGTGCAGAACCATCAGGAACTTTCCCATCGAATCATGCAGGCGGCTGTGGATAGCGGAGAAGACCACCATCTGCTGCTCGATCCGGGCCATGATCGTCCCCACCGGGACGTTGGTGTTGTCGTTGGCTTCGTCCAGGGTGGTCTTGACGACGTCCTTCCCGGCCTGTACCAGGAACTCCAGCAGGCTCATCAGCACCTGGCTGGTGGGGTTCAGCGGGACGGGCATGAACACCTTGCGGATGTCGTCCGCCATGATGCCGCCCTCTACCTCGTTGGTCTGCTCTCCCTGGACATTGACAGACTGCCCACCCATTGGACCTGATTTGAGGCGCATTCCACCAGGGAAGTTGTTGATGAGAGCGCTATCGAGCAATGACCGTAGTGATCCGGTGGTAGCGATGGCAAGGCCACCGAGTACTTGCGGAACTCCAATGGCCATAGCCCCGCGCCATGGCAGGAATGGCCACTCAATGATATGGACCAGACTCTCTTCGTGCTCGTCGTCCTCGTCCCAGTTGCGGTACACCGACAGGACTTTCTGGGTCTCTGCGTCGATGGATACCAGGTACGGTGCTGGACCCAGGTCGGTGTCCTGGGGATCCGTAATGCCGCGCTTCTCGTCTGGCAGGGTCAGCTGTACGTCGAACTCAACGATCAGCCTGACGCCGTCCATGTTCTGCGCGTTCTGTTGCTTGCCCTCGATCTTGGCACTCGTTTGCTCGCTCTTGGTCTGGTCCGGGGCTGTGACGATCTTGGTGGTAGTCAGGTCGCGGTAGACACCGTTCCGTACCCGGTAGTCGTACAGGTACTGGTCAACCTTCTGCCGGTGTGCCTTACGCGGGCTGCCGTAGAAGCTGGTGGCGCTCTCAGGGAGGACGATCTCGTCCACCCATACCGGCTCATGTACCGGCTTACGCTTGTTGGTGTCCCAGTACAGCTTCGAGTACTGCACGCCACCCATCGGCACCTGGGTCAGGATCTTCTCCAGCTCGTTCCGCGTGTTCGGCATCTGCTTGCGGAGCTGCCAGTTCAGGAACTTGACCTTCCGGTCGGCCTTGGCCTCCTTCCGGTCGTCAGGCGTGCCGATGATCTCGCTCTTGGCGGGTCCACCGGCTGGCCACAGCTCCTTGATCGCTCTCGCGCTGAAGTCAATCGCCACCTCGGCGATGAGCGGGTAGGTCGCGCTGGATGCACCGTCGAACTCAGCCCCCTTGGACGCCTTGCCGGTAAATCCGGTCTGCTCCAGGGCCATGTCCTGCTGCTTGTCCCTTAGGGTGCGGTCCTCAACGTCCTGGTCGTACAGGTCCATCAGCTCCACAGCCATAGAGTTGAGGACGTCTTCCGGGATATCTTCCGCCAGGTTGACGTAGAACTCCTGTGCCTTCTGGACCTCCTTCTCGTCGTGGAACCGTATGACAGCGCCTCCGTCATCCAGCTCCTCGGTCTGGTGGTCATCCGGGAGCTTGCCCTCTTCCTCTTCAATGGCGTCCGTGGCTACGTCAGTACGCGGATCCTCCTCTGGATCATCGACGTCAAGGCTTTGGAGAATTTGCGATTCAGTCGGCACTTAGAATCTCGCGGTTTTGTTCTGGTTAGGCACATCCGGGTCGTCGGCTGCGCATGGTGTGTGGATCACCCCGGCGTGGTCCTTCTCGGCCAGGGCCTCGATGGCTGGGGCCAATTCAGATGCCGACTTCTCGGTAGGGTCGAAGGCCACTTGGCTGCCGTCCTTGAGGATGAATACCGTCCCCTCGTACGTGCTGCACCCAAAGACCGACAGGGAGCTGATCACCTGCGGCGACGCCGCCTGTGCCTTGCGCTCCTCCCAGCGTCCCAGCAGCGTCCCGCCATAGATGCCGATCAGTATGCAAAGGACTGCTAGGTACTTCATTGGGAGTCTCCGGCGTACGGGTTGTGGATGGTTCGGGCCTGGATGCGCTTCTGCTTCTGCCGTGCCACCATGTCCGGGGCCGGGGCCTTGAAGTGACCGGACTTGGCTTCTTTGATGTGGTGCAGCCAGTTCCAGTCAATGAACCGCCATGCCTGGGTGGCGGTGTCAAGCAAGTCGTCGTGGACCACTGAGCCTTCACCGGAGTAACTGCATACCTGCTCTACCAGCGGCTCAGCCCAGGACATGAACCTGCCGGGGCGGTGCGTCGATTCCGGTACCCAGATTATACCATCCTTGGCTATGGGGCTGACCAGGTGCGTCCGGTCACGCTTGCTGGCGTTCCCCGGGTTGTATCCGTAGGTCGGTATGTCGAACTTCGCGAGGTACTGCCGCAGGCTCTTGCCGCTGGCCTTCTCCTCGATCAGGATCACGTCCACGGCCTTGCCGGGGGCGTCTGGCTTGCGCTTCTTGTCCACCCACTGCGGTACTGGTGGCGTGGGGATAGTGGGCCGCTGGTGTGGCTGCGCCCCGTACTTGAAGCCCTGCTCCTTGGCTACGCGCTCCACCAGCTCAGGAAGCCCCAGGTACTCTGCCCAGCAGTCTATGAGAAACACCCCCGGCTTCTTGGTCTTCGGGTGCCTGAAGCAGCCCCAGACGCTGCAGGCCGAGGGGTCGGTCTCTTGCTTCTTCTTGTCCCAGGCCTCGTCACCGTAAGCAGTGTCCAGGGACATGACGATGAACTCGAACTCCGGGAACTGCGTCCCGGCTGGCCACTTCTTGAGCCAGCTGCGGCTGATGATCCCGCCCTCCTCGCTGTCGATCAGCTCCCCGTAGATCTCCTGCCTGCCGATCTTCGTGCCGTCGTACTTGAGGATGCGGTTCGCGAACTTTTGGCTGAGGTTGGCGAGGTTGACGTGGGTTGTCGCGCTGGTGACGACCGTGCCCTTGTCTGCGATGATTTTCTTGACGTGGGGGCGGTTTCGCGGCGTAGTCGTAGCAAGGATGAGGGAAGAACCAAGGCGGACACTGAAGGACATGTTGTCCCAGGCATACTCAGGGTCACAGCGTCCGTTCTCTCCCCACGCCGCCAGTTCGTCTGCCCAGCCCCGATGCCAGTTTGGACCACGAAAGCGTTCCGGGTTCTCCGCAGCAATGCCACCGATGATCGCCCCGTTGTAGAGCGTGATCTCAGGGTCCGGGGTCTTGTTGAACTTCCTGATGAGGGGCGACGGTATGACATTCAGCAGCCCCGACTCGCCTAGGAAGCAGGTCTTGCGTAGATCTCCCTTCGTCGGCGCCGCCACCAGGGAGCGGTTACCTGGCTCGTCAAGGGCTGCGTTGATGAATGTCCACTCCGCGCCAAGGCGAGTCTTGCCGCTTCCTCGCCCAGCCATAGCCAGCCAGACTTCCCAGTCCCCGTCTGGAACGACCTGGAACTCGTGGCGGGAGTCCACCCATCCAGCCGCAGCCGCGAGCACCATAACGGAGTGGTCATCCAGATGAGACAGCGCCCGCCGAGTTTGATCACGGCGAAACCCTTGGCGCAGGCCCAGCTCAAGGAAGGCGTCAGCTTCCACTGCATTTTTGTGTCGCGTAGCTCATTCGGGTTACTGGGCAGCCTTGACCTTGGCGATCACATCCTTCGCGCGCTCGTAGACCTCGGTCACACCGGCCCTGGTGTCGTAGTAGGCGGGCACGATGTCTGCCAGGATGTCTGTGGCCTCGATGGCGATAGCCTTCCAGTCAGTGCCGACGTCCTTGGGCGTGGTCTTGACGCCCACCTGGGCCTCCAGGCGTACGATGTCGTTCTTCAGGCTTTCAAGTATGGTGGTCATTTGCGTTCCTTGAAGTACACGCCTTTGCCTGGCTCGATGTCGTCAATCTCAAACGTGCTGCGCCCGCGAACACCCTCGTAATCCAGGGCGCATTGAATACTTTCGATCAGCATACGTCGCGAAGCAGTGGGAGACCCGCCGACGTGCATTAACAGGTCAGCAAGGGCCTGGGCCTCGTCCGCAGTGAGCCGCAATTCAATGAACACCTCCGTCTTGACCGGCTTCGGCGGGATGTGAGTCGTCTTTGCAGTAGCCATCATTACTCCTCGTAGTAGTCCCCAGGCACCTCGCCGCAGTCGCAGCAAGGCTCCCCGTCTCGGTGGTAGCAGTCGCAGTGCCCTTGCCATGCGCAGGGCGGCAGGTCGTCACCAGGCTCAGGCTGGTCCTCGATGTCGCCCGTGGGCGGCAAGTAGAACGGTTTCACTTGCACTCCGCGTAGAACTTGTCGCCCGTGGGCGTCGTTGCGTACCCACCAGCGCACTGCGTGTGCGTCTCCGGTACAGATCCGACCGTGGCGCAGCCGAATAGTTCCAGGATCGCCAGACCCCAGCTAACCGCGATTGTTCCCCACAGGGACTTGCGGACAGTCATTGGTTCGCCGCCTCTTGCCCAGGCCCGAGCTTGGGGCAGTAGTTCTGCCGGTCTGCGTTCGCGTCGTTCAGGCGCTCCAGGTCTGCCATGGTGATCACGCACCCCGGGGTCTCCCGGCACTCCTGGGCGGCTCCGGCGACCACCAGGGCTGCGGCGCAACGCTTGGTGAAGCTCGCCGTGACACTCTTTTGTCCCAGCACATTAGCCAGCACGCTGATGCCTATCACGACCACTACGCCGATCACGTCGTACCAGTTTTCTTTGCTCACTTCCACGTACTCCCGTTGACCTGGCCATACTCGAACTTGATCCTGGAGAGCACGCCCACCAGCACCTCGTCCTTTTCGAGCATAGCGCGGGCCTTTAGTTCCGCGTCCCGGTCATTCTCCGCGTAGATCACGTGCTCCACCGGGCACAGCTTGCGGATCACGTACTCCTTGGCGTTGGTGGGCACCGGGTAGACCACTACTGGAGCCTGTAAGCTATCGAGATCGCCCATATCTTGCTCACTTGCGGTCGAACTCCAGGCGAGTCAGGATCGACACCAGGACCATCGCGCAGAACCACACCGGACGGTTGGGTGTGTCAGCAATGAAGTTCCAGAAAGCATAGATCGTCCAGAGAAATAGGCCAATCAGGCCGAGTTGCTTCACAGCTTGCTCCAGTGCCTGCAGTCGGCAGAAGCAACGGCAGAATCTTGCACAGCCTTGTTCTGCTTTGGGTTTTCGTGCTCGATTAGGTCAATGTTCGTCGGGAAACCGTGCGCATCACTGCCTACGCCCTCGTCCCATTGGACAGTGATGTCCTCATCCGAGAAACACTTAGGTGGTCGCAAGCTGATCACCGTACCGTGCCATTTTTTACCCAGATGCCCGTGCCGCTTGTGCTGGATCCGGTCCCCTACCGCGAATCCGCCCTTGGTCTTGGGTGTCTCTGGCAGTTCCTTCTCCAGCTCAGCGATGCGCTTTTCTCTAGCGTCCAGCTGGGCAGTGATTTCTCTTAGGGAATCACCAAGCTCATTGTAGGATTCCTCTAGCAGGCTTATGGCTTTATTGATACGGTCTAGTGCGCTCACCCTAGTTCTCCTGCTGCCCGCAAATTTCCTTGACGGCCCCGAGGACAGTCCTGACCGTGTTCATAGGCACACCGGTCTTCTTGTCCTTGAGGTGCTTGAATACCTCGTACTCGCCCTCCATGACCACCTGGCGGCATGGGTCGTTGTACAGCGCTAGAATCATCTGCTCAGCCTGGTGCAGCTTCTGGGTGTAGCTCATGCCCTGGAAGTGTACGGCCTCCCAGAACAGCTTAGCCATGTCGTTCAGGTCGGTGCCCATCTTGTGTACCGTCAGGGCGCCGTCTGCCGCGATTCGGAACACCGGCCCGTCCTCGTCTGGCTTGTACCAGACCAGGTCACCGTTGGACTGCATCTTGAGTCCCCCGTCAGCCATGCTGATCCAGGAACTGGTCGATTTGTCCCGCGACGTAGGCAGCGTCCTCGTCTGTTACCGCGCCGTGCTCGATCTCCTCCGCGTACTCCTTGATTCCGCGCATTACCTCCACGGCATTGGCGACGATCTTCTCCAGCCGAGCGCGGTCGTGGTACAGCTCGTTCAGCAGCTGCTCAGTGCGCTTGTCTGGTTTCGGCGTACCGAGAACTTGCTCAGGCGTGGATGCGGGAAGCTGCCACCGGTAGGGAGAAGTAAAGTATCCATTGAACTGCGGTGGATTCGTGAGGTTGATCAGCTTGCTCTCGGCCAGGACGTGCGTGTGATCACGAAGATTTCCCTTCTCATCGTAGTACGACACTTCGACGGTCCCAGCCAGATGGTTGACCTTGAGGATCTCGCCCTCGCGGCGCGCCTCGTCGTTGTACGCGAACCGGTCACCGACCTTGAACTTGCTCATGCGCGCTCCCCGTGTTGGTACTCTCTGGCTATGACAGGGAACTGCTGCAGAAGTTCCACCTGATCCGGTGGGTTGATCAGGGAAATGTCCGTAAAATACGCCGCCTCTTGCCTCTGCATCCGCTCGAAGTAGCTCCTTGTGCGCCAGGGGTGGTCACTCTTCTGTTTCATCGTCTTGCCTCGGTTTCTTGATCGTTGACTTCACCTTCGCGGGCTTCGGCGCCTTGAGTTTGGCTCCAGGGACCGGCGCGCGCTTGGGTGGTTCTTTGTTGGCGAGATCCTTGTCGAGCATCATCCCCGCAACGATCCTGCCAAGCCACTGCTTCGCCTCATCCAGGCTCTTGCCCTTGTGGTGCACGTCAACGTCAATCGGCCCCGCGTCCTTGCCGGTGACCTGTGTCTTGCTGCCCCAGTCGGAGCGGTTGTGGTATCTCAGCCAGTTGGTCGCCGCCTGCGTGTCTCCCGCGAGACCGCGCAGGAACAGCGTCCGACCCAGGTTCGCCTTGGAGAACTCGAAGGCCGTGTTCAGCTCGTAGTCGAAGAGCTTCTCCAGGTACTGGCGCGTGATCCCAAGCATCTTCGCGATGGCGTCGTGGCTGACCCCTGAGGCTGCTAGATCGGCCACAAACGTCCGGTGCTTCGGGGTGACGTTGTCCGCGAGGTGCGGGACTACGCCCTCCTCGATCTTCCGCAGGTTTCGCAGCTCCTGCTGCAGCGGCACGCCGCCACCTAAGGCAACGAAACGCTCGAAGCGCCGCAGCTGCTCCGTGTCTACCTGGTCATCAATGTCGATGTCCTCAGACATCAGGGAATGCGTCCAGCTGAGGGCTTACCTGCTGCGCCCGGACCAGTCTTCGCCCGTATGCTGCTTGGGCTTCGCGAAAGCGGTGTGGATCCCTGGACATCGTCAGGTAGTGGCTTGCGCATACCATCTTTCCCCGGACCGTTGCCTGGGGGTGGTTGCGGCACGGCTCTCCCCGGCTTCTGCCGGTCAGGCGCACGCCCTGGCACTTTGCGCTGGTGTTCGAGGACGACGACGCACTCATCGGGCCGCACTTCGACCTTTGCCAGCCTTGCGATCAGTGCCACTGCGTCCCCGGCGGCTAATCTTAGCTCCACAGGTGCATCCTTCCACGCCGCAAGCACCATCTGCGATATACGGGCCAGCTGGTTCAGTACTGCCGGTGCCTGCTGGAACAGCTTCGCCGGGTCGATTTCTGGTTGTGACATCTGCGTTCACCAATGCCTCTGTGACCTTACCGTAATCCCTCAGCATCGCCCGCTGCACCATCACCTGTGACTGTAGCTCGTTCGCAAGGAACCCGGCGCTGGCCTCGTTGCGCTTCAGTTGCACGCCCTCACGCGCGAGCCGGTCTACCTCGGATTGTAGTTGCCGGATTGTCGTCCCTGACTGCCTCAAGCTGACCTCAAAAGTACTGAACAGCTGGCTGCCTTCAGCCAGTTGCTCGATGGTTTGCTTGGGTAGAATCGCCCGCAGTAGGCGCGTCAGAAGGGATCTCTTGGCTGTCACGTTGTCACCTGGGCTGCCCGACGTGGGCTATCCTTGTGTGCCTATTATATCACACGCCCCCAAGCACCCGGCTCAGGTACAGGCTCTTGATCCGCTCCTGCAGCAGCCGCGCGTCGTCCTCCAGCCTGGGGTTCAGCTTCGCCTCGACCTCGGCCAGTGACCGGGCCGACAGGCTCACCATCTCGCGCTCGATCAGCGACAATCCCTCCATGTCCAGCTTGTGCAGCTCAGCCACGGCAGAGGCCAGGGCGATGATCTTGAGTGCCCGCAGCTTGCTGTCTTTGATGTTCATGTCTTCTCCGGTTGGCAGATCGCCTTCATCACTGAACGCGGGCCGGTCACCATGGCGCGGGCGTCCTCCTGGCACCGGGACTGGCTGTATCCATGCAGCCGGTCGATCACGGTATGCGTGCGGCCATCCGGCTGCAGCACCTGGATCCAGAACACCAGCACCCAGGTCATCGCCGTTCCCTGTCCATCTGGCGCGAGATCGCCCGGTACTTGTCCATCTCATCCAGGATCACCAGCACGGTGAACATGACCCACATCCCCCAGAGCATGCCCCAGATCATTGGAACAGCCGGAAGCGTTCCCCGCTTTCCAGCTCCTCCAGGAACTCGGCAGCCACAATGGCGGCAACCAAAATTGCCACGCCCATCGCGAATAGCATCAGGCCGTTCATTGCCGCACCGCCGGGTATGGATAGGCTTCGGCGTACGCCAGTGCCTCGCGGACACCGACGCGGACACGGGCTGCCCAGTATACCTCCATCTGCTGATCGTTCAGGGCGTCCAGTCGGGATCCGATGCCCTGGTCATGCAGGCTAACCGGGGGCGGCGGGTCTCGGTACTCGACGTTGTCGTCTTCGACCTTCTGTGTCGTGCCGTCAGGTCGGTTGACGCCAAGGAACATCAGCAGCTCCGTGCGTGCGCTAATCGGGAAGGGCTGGATGTCCAGCTCAGCGTTGATTTGCTCCAGCGCGTCGTCCAGGGTGCCGACGTAGCCGTCTGGGTTTGCCGTAGCGGCGTCGTAGGACGTGCGCCGGATGTCTGTCTGTGCCTTGCTCATTTCACCACTCCTTGCAACTCCGTTTTGCTGCCGCTCCGCTGGATCGCGCGAAGGCTGGCCATCATGCCTAGAGGATCGTCTGGCGGCTCCGCCTTGCGGGTTTGCGCCGGGTCCTGAACAACATCGACATTGTCCCAACCAACCGTGGCTCGCTTACCGGCGACGCGGGTGGCGACCTTCTGGCTACCGTAGGTCTGGTATCCGCCGTCCAGTTCCGAGACCCAGCGCCCAGTGCGCGAGGACCAATACGAATCACCCTTCACTGCGTCGAGGCGGCGCACTACGAATCTTTCTTTGCCGTTCAGTCTTTTGGTGTTCATCACAGCACCTCCAGGACGATGTTGTCGCCGTGGCCGGGGTTGACGACGCGCTCGACCTGGAAGCCAGCGGCCTTCAAGTTCGAGACGTCCAAGTTGGTCAGGGTCTTCTGGCCCTTGAAGATCGCCAGGTGTACGGCCAGGGCGTTGGCCGGGTAGAGTTTGTCCACCCCGTACACCGACTTCTGTTCGACTTGCACTACGTTTTCCATCTCATCTCTCCAATTGGTTGTTCTACTGGGGGCTATATTAGCACACCCAGTAGAGCTGTCAACGACCTATTTCGGTCCGTCGTTGTGAATTTCGCGCACTTCGACATCGTTGCTGCCGCTAACGTCCATTGCCTGCTCAACCATTGCGCTCCAAGACTTGTATCCGGCATCCGTAGCGAAAGCCTCTTTTGCGGCGGCGAGCGTAGACCCGGCGTAGTTTCCGAAATCAACCCCGTTAGCAGAAAAGTTGTACATCGTCATTTTCCTATCTCCTATCTCAGGTTGGTTGCTCTACTGGGGGCTATATTAGCACACCCAGTAGAGCTGTCAACGACTATTTTGGACGACTATTTTGTGATGACTGCCTCGACAATTTCACCGCCCTGGGTGCGGCTGGCCAGCTTCATTGCCAGATCCAGGCGGCTGCACCACCCCTGACTCCATACCAGGTACTGACCGTCTTCGGTCTTCCAGGCGTCCGCGTTGCCGGCATCGTGCTCTGCCAGGCGCACAGCAACGTACCCCTCCTCACCGCCCTCCAGCTCTGCCTTGGCTCTGGCAATGCGCTCCGGGGTGACGTCGTAGATGCACGGGGAGCCGTCTCGGAAGGTACTGTAGATCTTGCCGTCGCTGGCGGCCAGCAGCTTGGTATAGTCCAGGTCCATGCGCCACTTGGAGCGGGCCTGCTTTTCGGCGTCCTTGCGCGCTTCTGAGACCAGCTTTTTGCCGATCACCATGTGCGTGTATACCTTGTTCTGGCTGCTGCGAGTCCAGGTGTGGCCATGTGCGGTTGCGGTGTGCTTGGTGTTCATCTCATCTCTCCAGTTGGTTGCTCTACTGGGGGCTATATTAGCACACCCAGTAGAGCTGTCAACGACTATTTTGAGATTTGGGTCACAATTTTAGGCTGCGACCCCCTTCAGCTTCGCCATCTCAGCGCCAAGGGTCCAGAGCGCCTGGTTCAGGCCGACATCGAACTATAGGGCATCCCAATGGGGATTGCAAGCACTACGTCACAAAAAGAAAAACCCGCCGCAGGCTGGGGAAACCTGGGCGGGTTGTGTCGTCTGGCCTGGGGGGAACAGACCGGTGGGGCGCGCAGTTCGATTATAGCACAGCCATCTTGCGCTGGCCGTGCCGGGGCAGCTTCAGCCAGTCCCCCTGGTCCACCGTCTCCAGGGTGATCCGCTCCTCCAAAAGGCCCGTAGACTCGTAGAACGCCTGCGAGCGCGTCATCTTGACCTTGCCGGGAATTGCCCAGGACTTGGGCAACAGGACCAGCTTCTCAGCTCCTATGCGTTGATTGATCATTTCGGCTCCTCCGTCAGCGCAAGCCACTGCGCACCAGGGACTTGCATGCTGATGAGGATCTGCACCACACCCTCCGCGAATTTTCCCAATAACTCGTCGGCAGCTCTCACGGCGCCAGCGGCGTAGGCAACGGCTTCGGCGGCAGCGTAGGCGGCGGCAACGGCGCAGGCGGGGGAAGAGGCGGCGTCGGCGGCGTGGGCGGCGGCGTCGGCGGCGTGGGCGGCGACGTGGGCGGCGGCGGCGGCGGCGAAGGCGACGGCACCGGCTGCACCGGCTGCGAGGGCGGCGTCGGCGGCGGCGGCGTAGGCGTCCTTAAAGTCTGTCACTGCTGCGCACTGGTCTGCGTGATAGATCAGTATCTCGGCTTGCGCTGGATTGAGTTTGGCAACCGCACGTAGAGCATCAGGAACCGACGTATTAACAGCCAGCAGTGCGGTGCGTTTGGAAAACTCCTGCTCGTCCAAGTTCCCGGCGCTGCCCAGCTGAATCAACCCAAGGCGGCGCAGTCCCTTAGCTCTGGCAGTATCGGAAGACCACATGCTGTCGTTCAGCCGTATTTTCAGTCCACGCAATGCCTGCGAGACGCACTGCGGGTCGTCGCCGTGCGGCAACCCCAAGGCGTAGCATACGGCTGCCTCAACACACATCTGTCCTGGCACTGGTTGGCCGATACCATCAATCAAACCAGCGTCAATCGTATCCAGAACCTTACGGGCGACGGTTTCGTTTATTTCGACCATTGATCTCTCCTTCGATTGTGTCAAAGATCCACCACAGAATGTACCCCACAGCCGCAAAGAAAGCAATCGCCGCCATGAGATTGACGCATCCGTACTCCCAGGCAGAGACGGCGACCTGGTCTACGCCGTCCATTCGTTTTCCGCGTCCTGCAGCTGCGGGATCAGGTCCGGGTACCCCAGCCGCTCCAGGGCAAGGGATGCCTGGTCCCCAAAGATCGCCTTTACTCTGCCGCGACCATTGGGTGTGGCGTCGTACACTTCCGCCAGCCCCAAAGCCTCCAGGTCGGTCCTGGACCCCTGGATGAAGCCGTACAGGAAGCCCTCGAAGGTCTCCGAGTCCTGGGCTGGGTGCAGTCGCAGATCGAGACGCTTCGTTCCCCTCGGCGTGCGGGCGTAACTGGTCAGCTCCAGCAGGAAGCCGACGTCCCCGGTCTTCACCGGGAAGCGATCATTGCCAACCCACTTGCCGTCAAATTCTTGTGCGTGCTCTCGAATCGTTGTCATCACCCTTTCTCCTTGTAACCGTGGTCTTTCGCGTCTTGTGGACACAGCGTCGAGTACCAGCCGTTTCTGTACATCAGACTGGCTGGCTTCCCGCAAAGTTCACAAGTGGTCGCGCTTTTTTCCTGTGCCTCGGCAATCGCGCGGTCGATGCTGTCATCCATCTCAAGATCGCCTGGGGTGTAGTAGATGCGGAGCGTGCCGTACTTCTCTTTCACCTGGTCAACGGTCCCGCCGACATCCTTGATCATCGCGACGATGGGGTCGATCAGGTGGTTCCAACCGGCCCCACACTCGTAGTTGCTTTCTGGCATGACGTGCTCTGCGGTATCTTGCGCCAGTGCGTGATGTGCCACTGGCTGTAGTCGAAGCGGTCGTACCTCAGTACTTTCCCGCGCTGTGTAAGGATCCGCTCGCCCTGCTTAGGCTGCTGTTCGAGCATGTTGATCCACGTCTCCATTATACCTCAGAACTCCGTCAGCTGAGACACGTCCACGGGCTTGGGCTTCGGCGGCTCCCAGTCACGGAACTCGCAAGCCTCCTGAGCCAGGTACTGCAGAATAGCGCCCCCGTTCTCGTCGGGAACATTCACGAATACCTCTTCAGCCATCTGCCAGGGGCCACCCAGGAACATGCCCAGCACCTTCCGGCCACGAGGTGACTCTGCCTTGTAGACCATCACGCCCTGCTTGTTCCGGGCGCGTACGACGTCGCTCACAGGCCCTTCCGGCAGTACCAAAGGTCGAGCAGCGCCGCGAATGCCCTGCGCCCGCTGTCGATCTCGCTCTGGCTCCATGTCACCGGGATGAAGTGACCGCACTCGCTGCGGGAGACGAACAGGTTCACCGCGATGAACTGCCTCTCGAATGGGTCACCGTACGCCGCGAGCTGGGTGACGTGCTCGTCGTACGCCAGCACCTTGCTGTCCTGGGCGCGGGTGAACTCCTTGACCTTGAAGTCTAGCACCAGAGGCGGCTTTTCAGGGTGGGTGCCAATCAGGTCACGCTTGCCCCCGTACCATAGGCCGTTAATCTGCCAGGAGAAGCTGCTCTCTGGATCCCAGCTGTACCCTGGAAATTTTTCCTCGATCCATTGGATCGCTGGCAATACCCAAGGAAAATCGTCAGCTGTGCAGGCGATTGTGTCTCGCTTGAAGTATGACTCCATCAGGCCGTGAAGGTACGTCCCACGATCTGCGGCCTTGTGAACTTGCTCCTTGGAGTCTGCCAGGGCGCGCTCGATGAACCGGGTGTCGTCCTCGCCCTCCAGCCTGGGGAGAGTAAGGCACGAAAGCATCCCCTGTTTTACAAGCCACGCAGTCAGTTGCGGCTTGGCCTCCAGCTTGAGGATCGTGGAGACGCTGGGAACCAGGTCCAGCTTGCGCGCGTCACGGAGAGTGGTGGAGCGCAGCTTGCCGTTGGCGCCGACGATATCGTACATCGGCTGACCGGTCTTGGTGTACCAGTGGCCGCTCTCGCTGGCGAAGTCCTTTCCGGTGGCGAGCAGGCTCACGCCGCTTCCTTGTCACGCACCGACTTCGGCACCTCGTCACCGTCGAGAAGGATCTTGAAGTACTGCTTCGAGCTGCTGTGGTACAGGATGATCCCCTCAGGCTTCATGTACCCAGGCGCAGCGACGCTGCCCTCGGTGCGCAGACGCTCCAGTTGCTCCTCGACTCCGCTGGGTAGCACGTACCCCAGCAACGGGACAACGTGGCAGCACGCGGGCCGCTCCTGCTTGCCGTCACCCCACCGGCTGACGTTGAACAGACTGAACCGCTTCTCAGGTAGCCCGTACCCGCGCTGGATCCCGTAACCCCACCACTCACCGTAGTGGTACCCTGGACCTAATTTGGTCAGCTCGTCGGCGTGCTCGTACACCCACTGAGCGAAGCCATAGTTGTCATTCTTCGACTTGATCGCCGCTGGAGTAATGAACCGTTGCCGTGACTGCGCCAGCAGGTAGTGCGGACCCAGGGCGGCTCCGTGCTGGTCTACCAGCTCTCGGATTGCCATAACATCCGGCTGTGGCTCGATGTCGCCGTGATGGTCGCGGGTCACCGGCACCCAGACAACTGCGGCATTGGTTCCGTCCAGCTTCTCGGTGACAGCCACCTCGCGCCGGTACCGGGGAATCTTCGGGAATTCGACAAATTGAATCACGTTTGTACCTCTCGATCCACCTTCCGCGCCCCAGGAGCCAACGGCGCCCCGCCATACTGCTCGTGCAGCTCCTGGGACCACATCAGCGCACGCCACGCGAGCTGGCTGACCTCCGTCAAGAGCGCGGCCACTTCGGCATCGTACTCTTCGGTACCGGGCGTGATCGGGTTGCGCGCCAGGTACGCCTCTATGTCAGCGACATCCACCGCGTGACGCAGAATGCAGTCCGGATGGTCAGTGGACTTGCCGCGCGAGTGGTGGAGCGGCTGACCAGGGTTGTGCTTGTCGTTGCCGTCGATGGAAATCTTGGCGACCCCAGCCATTGCTGCGGGGGCGTACTTCAGCACCCCACTGTAGAGTGGGTGACGCTTGCGGGCGGCGCTGTCGGTCGGGAGTGTCATGTTCATGCTCGTGCCTTTATCATTGCGTTGATCTGGCCGAAAATCACGTCCAGGACGTCCTCCGGCGCAAACTCGTGCGCGGTTGCCATCTCGTCGTCGTACTCCCAGAACTTGAAGCCCTGGAGCAGGCCGACAAACGCCTCCAGCTTCGCGCCCTTGGACTTGTGCCACCCAGGCAGGAAGACGATCCCCTCGATGCCGGTGTCGGCCAGCAGCTTCACGTCGCGGGCCAGGAAGTCGCCCCATGTGCGGCTCGCGCTTTTTGGGTCTCCATCCTTCGACAGCAGTGCGGCGCCCTTGTCCTCGGCGTCGTCCAGCTCAGCCGGGGAAACAACCTCGAAGCCCTGAGTCCGCAGCTCTGCGGCGGCTGCGTAGAATGCCGGGAAATTGAATTGGGGAAAATTTGACATCGGTCCCGCGAGATACACGCGCATCTCACAACTCCTTGGGGTACACGTCCCCGTTCTGGACAGCCTTCGCGTCCTCGTACGCCGCACCTATTCTGCGGTACAGCTCCAGCTTCGCGCACTCCAGCGCGCCGACGACGTCGTTGAGCGTCTTGTAGCTCAGGCCACCGTTCTGCTGGATGTACTCGATAGACAGCGCCGTGAACTGAAAGTTCAGCTCCCCAGGGGTAGTTGCTACGTACTCAATGCAGCCAGGGTCCAGCGTCTTTCGGTCTTCTTCAGGTATGTACGGCATTGCCATGCTCCCACTTGCGTTTGCCACGTCGGCCCTCGATCTTTTCCATGTTCGAGACCATAACCTCGTTCATCGAGATGTTGTACTCCTGGGCGATCCGGCACAGGTAATGCAAAACATCACCCAGCTCCAGGGTCAGCTCGCGATGGTCAAGAGGGCCGTCACCACGGATCTCTTTCTTGATCAGCTCCGTGACCTCACCGGCTTCGCCAACCAGGCCGAGCGTCATCACCACAAGGTCTCGCAACGGCTCTCGTTTTTTGGTCCAGCCCAGGCTCACCCAGTCCGCAAAGTTGTCGAGACTGATGCCGTCGTACTCTCTGTTGATCATAGCCGCGTCACCTGCAGATGTGTGTGCGGCAACTGGGTTGGCCAGATGTGTGCCGCGTATGCCGCCGTGAGGGCGACCCCGATGAATGCCCCGGTCAGATACTTCGCAAGGTCTCTCATACGTCTCCCGATAGTGTCAGCTCTCGATCCAGGTCCACGTCCGCGAACTGCGGCAGCAGCTCCTTGATTGCTTTGATCGCCACCTCGTAGAAGGTCTTGAACTCTCCCTGGTCCATCTTCGACCAGGAAATGCTGCGTGGCCGCAATGCGATCTTATCACCAGCGAGCCGTATCTCGTCAACGTACCCTGCCTGGATCTTCACCGCAAACAGGAGGCCGTCTAGGCTCAGGTACTTCTCCTGGTTCTGGTACACCATCCGAAGGAGACCGTAGAATTTCCGGTGGTGGCCAGGGTTGCGGTCTTTCTTGATCACGGCGCGCACAATCTCGCCCATGCCCAGCTCAGCCAGGTACTCTTCTCCCTGTCCGTCGATGGGCTTCAGCGTCCCACCCATGGTGCGTGCGAGGTAGATCTCAGTCACTGAACGTGCTCGTGTCTGTGAACCCGGACCCGCATCTCCTGATGTAGCCCCTGCCTCCGTCCACGGCGAAGTTCCACTGCCCATCGGGGAGTTTGTTCTTTTCGCAGTAATGCACATTGAAGTCGTGCCGGAACGTTGACTCGATCTCCTTACCGCAAAAGTCGCACCTCGCGCTGTTCCTTGTGATGCTCACAGGTCTCCCCAGTTACCCTCGTGACGGGTAGAGACGTACGGCACACCCAGCCGGTTCAGGGCCTTGTAGCAGTGCGTCCGGTTGATCCCGGCCTCCTTCGCCGCTGGCTTGACGTGCCCGTTGTGCTTGGCGAGCAACTGGGTCCAGTACTGCCTCCGGAACTCGTTGACGGCCTCGGTGTACTTCACGACACCCGCCTCCACTGCCAGTGGTACAGACCTGACCGGGCCTCACGCTTGCGCTGGTTCCTGCCGTAGTTGTACGTCTTGCCGTCGCCACGGTAAAGGATGAACTTGAATCCGCCAGGGTTGAGCGGGTCGGGGACTACGTGCAGCTCCTTGCTGACGTGCAGGTAACGGCTCATTACAGGTACCGCTCGATGTAGCTCGCGATCCACTTGAAGGACTTGCCTTTGTCGTTGAATTTTCCTAGCTTTTTCGCAACGCCTACGCCAAGACCGCACTTGCCGAGCAGCCGAGCCTGCACCTCGTGCCTGGGGGATTCCCATTTACCAGGAGATTCCTCGTAAGCGAAGTAGCCGTAATTCGGTATCCAGGTTTTCTGGTATGGGTCAACAATCGTCGCCAGAACTCCCAGGCAGCAGAATGACTTTCCTTCTTCATTTTCCGAGCGCAACTGGCCAGTGCCCTGCTTGTACTTCCCGCTGCGCAGGGCCTTGACCCACTTGTTCTTGATACTCTTCAGCATGTCGTCTCTCCTGTAATTAGATGCACCGTCGTTTCGTGACAGGTGCGACCACGCTGCTCTTTGGCTATCCGTCAGAACGGTATGCCGTCGTCAAAATCAGCAGTCGCCGCCACTGCGGGCGTGTCGGTCTCGATCACCCGCTCCTGGATTTTCTTCTGCAGGAACGGCGGTACCAGCTTCCACATCGCCTCGTTGTGCTCGTCCGGGTTGTACACGCACGGCATGTTGTAGGGCCTGGACGGGATCAGTCCCTTCGCCAGGGCGTCCTTCTGCAGCTGGATCAATCCAAGCACGAGCTGGATGTCCCGCTTGCTGGGGTCGCTCTCGCGCTCCACGATAGCCACCTGGCCGATCTTGCCGATGATGGTCTGCACGTCGAATCCCTCCAGCTCCTCAGGCGTAAACGCCTTCCCGCGCCAGGTCTTCAGCATGTCACCGAGCTTCGACTTGCCGCCCAGGTAGAGCGCGTACTCCTTGCCGATGGTCATGGGCTTCTTCTCTCCCTTGACCTCGATCTGGTGCTCCGGCAGCTCGAACCCGATCCAGACTTTTGCGTTCACGGAGTCCCGGAATCGCTGGTTCCCCAGGCCGATGACTTGGTAGCAGATGCCGATGCTCTGCCCGACGGGGGGCTGCTCGAAGGTCTTACCCTTGGTGGCTAATAGGCTCATGTATGGTTTCCTGTTGCATGGTGTTTAAGAATTCAAAGTACGCGGGATCGTTCGTCAGGTAGATCTCCTCGAGCTGACGACGTTCCTCTTGCTGCGCCTGGTCCCAGGCAGCGTCCAAAGCATCACTGATCTGGTCCGTGGTTTCGTACATTCGCCCATCGCCTCACTATGTTGTCGAGCCTCTTCGCAACTGGTTCGACTTGCAGCTCCGCTAAAAGTTCATTCCGCTTGCGCAATTCTTTTGCTTGCCCGGTTCTCTTGCGCTGGCTGGTGAGCGTCGTCGGGATATACAGCTCGCCCTCCTTGCGTAAAATGCTGGCGAAGTGCCCACGTACCCGGTCACTCATCAGCCAGCTCCTGTGCCTGCACGTCAACCTCGTTCATGCTCTGGTAGATCCGTAGCCCGTCGATGCCCTCCGGGAAATTCTCCCGGCGCGCCACGAATATGCTGATCCCTGCCTCTGAGCACATCCGTATCTTAGCACGCAGTTTTGCGCTGCGCCATGCGTTCTTGATGCCCTTCAGATCCTGCGCACGCTCGCCCTCCGGGTCTAAGGATCCCTTGGCCTTGACACGCTTCGCGAACATGTCAGCCATCCGGAGCGCCTTCTCGCAGCTCTCATGCACCAGGACGTAGAACCGGCTCGTGTACACGTCGTCCGAAAAGTGGCACACCTGGATCAGGTGGCTCTGATCCGAGGGAACAGAGTCCAGGAGATGGGCCTTGATGTAGTCGTGGTTGGCGCGCTCCGTGGGTCCGCACCGGAGCAGTCTCCAGCTGGCGACGTAGTACCCGTCGAAGTTCTCCCCGAGGTAGTTCACGGTCTCGTACCAGCGGGGAATGTGCTGAGGGACGTAGGGTTTTTTGGTCATCAGTACTTGGATTGAATTTGCTAAATAAAGTTCCCGACAGGAACAAACTATTTTAGCCGGTCTTCCTACACCAGAGTCGGTGTTCCGCTGTCTTTTCAGTTCGTTGCAGCATCATCCAAGATATCAACCAAGCAATGTACGGTACCGCACAGAACTCCCTGGTCGGGGTGGGCATGATGGCGCCGTCAACCGAGAAAGGAGGGAGGCATGAGCTGGAAGATCGAGGTGATGCTGACGACGGAGCCGGGGTGGCACAGCAACGCCCTGCGGTTCCCTACCGAGGAGGAGGCCTCGGAGTGGGCCGCGGACTTGTTCATGCGCTGGATGCTGGTCAAGCAGACCCGCGTCCGCGAGGTACCGGAACCGGCGCTGAATCGGATGCTTGGAGGAAAGGTAACTTTTATCAACACAGGAGATGAGACATGAGTGCAGTAATTGACGAGAAGATGGTGGAGAGTGTGGTCGATGGGCTGGAGGGTCGGGGGTACGTGGCCTCGGAGAAGGACATCGAGATGATTGCCTTGGAGTCGGTCCACGTCTCGCACGCAGGTAACGGGGTGCGGCAGACCTACCTGCGGGCGCTGGTCGCCAGCACCAAGGCCGCGCTGGGGATGGCGGACAGCCGCCGCCGCCGGGTGCCGACGGAGATGAGTCCCGAGGAGATGACCCGGCAGCTGGAGGCCCTGGAGACGACGCACGCCAGGTTCTACGAGGTGATCCAGAAGACGGTCGAGAAAGTCCCCATCCGGGAGGACGAGCGTGGCCGGGAACGTGCGGCGATCTTCAACGCCCGATGCACCTTCGCCCGCACCTCGAAGAGCACGCTCCGGTCCTGGATCAGCTCCGGGAACAACCTCGCCGGTTTGGTCCCGGCGAAGGTGACGAAGTACGCCCTCGCTGCGGAGGTATCCAAAAGCCGCTCCCCGGCACAGGCCAGGGCACCTAGCGAGCGTTATCTTCACGGGGTCGCTGCGAAGATACTTGCACGGGTCCAGGCCGCAAAAGACCAGTCGGCCAAGATCCGCCTCATCGAGACCGTACTCCACGACCTCGTCACCGGCCTCAGTGAGCTGGGAGTAGAGATCACGGACGACATCGAGGAGGCCATGGAGAGCAGCAAGCTGCTTCAAACCCAAACCGGCATCGTCTGGCTGGGGCGGAAGCAGGCCGCGTAAGCTGAACGGCGGGGACCGCAAACCCGCCACCCCTACCAGGGTGTGCCTTTGCCGTCCCACTCAGGCAGCGAACGATCCGTAGCAGGGAACTTTTTGGTGACCTCGGTGCGGAACTTGTTGGGCGGTTTTTTCCCGCGCTTTTGCGGCTCGTGCTTGGCCAGGAACTCAGCGACGGCGATCTCGTGCTCCGCAAACTGCCGCACCCGTTTTTGCTGCTCTCGAACCTCTGGCGGGATGATCACGCAAGTCAGTGCGTGCTTGGTGAAGTCCATATTGGCCGGTAACCATCGAGGGCCAACCTGAATCCACTGTATTTCCTGCCCGCAGTGCTTACATTTGCTCATGCTTGGTAGACTGTGCAGCCTGCATAAAGTTCCCACCAGGGGGTAGATCTACGGGAAAGGAACCCCTAACCCATTCGCTAGGGTAAGCGAACGGGGCCAGATTGGCTCCTTTCCAACGACGCTTAATCAGCCTCAGGGAGTGAGTCTTTTCGCGACGAGGTTCCTAGCATTTAAATTACCAGCCGCTAGGATTTCAACCAAGGTCAGCCCACTTGCGCGACAGGGGGACACCGGTATGGTCTTTTTTTGGACGGCAATCAACGCCTACTCCAAGGAAAACCATACCTAACCGGAAGTCCCTTTCGGGGCCGGGTTGAGTAATCCGCATGCTACTGCGCCCGCGTCAGCCAACCAGGAGGGTTTGCACCTCCCACTGGGGCAGATATTTACGTCCGTAGCCAGGGACAGAGAAATCGTCTCGACGTTGGAACTAAGTTGAAAGGTTAGTTGTCTAGGCTAAGGCAATGGATAACGAAAAAAGTTCCCAGCTCAACAAAACTGCGTTCGACGCCTGGGTGGCGTACCGGGCTGACAGCAAGCACGGCCCTCTGACTGAGGCAGGCAAGAAGCGCGTCGCCAAGCGACTGGAGCGCCTTGGGTCGGCCCAGGAGTCATCAGTTTACCACAGCATCGCCAGCGGTTATCAGGGTGTGTACCCGCCGCAGGGCACATTACCCGAATTGGAGGCGAAGGAGATGGCAGAAGATGACAGCCGTTTGGCCGAAGTTCTCAGACAATGGGGGCAAATTCACCGAGTTACCGTGACACCGAATCTTGTCAAGGCGTACCGGGAAGCGCTCAAGGGTCTGTCGCATGAGGAATTTGAGAGATCTGTGAGCTACCTCACAAAACACAGCCAGTGGTTCGCAAAACCATCGGAAATTTGGCGTGCCGCGAAGACGGAGGGCTGGCTGTGAAGTACCTAGTAACCCCCGAAGGGCACTGGCTCTGGATGGGCGGCAGGACCGGCGGTCACCCAGCGTTCAAGGTCAACGGCAAGGTCGTGATGGCTCGACGGTACTACTGGGCGCAGAAGCACGGCAAGGAACCTCTGGCGCGGCTGGATGTCAAATGCGGTGACAGAAACTGCGTGAACCCGGAGCACTGCCGGGAGCACAAGAACAAGCCGGTGCGCAAGGTGCGGCTGTCGCACGCCGAGCGTCGCAGGCAGCACCAGGAGATCATTATGCTCAGGGGTTGCGAGAAACGGGAAGTCATCGCCCACATGTACGGCATGGCGCCAGACACGATCAGCCACATCTGGTCCCCGAGTAACTGGTAGGTGGGGATGCTAGACGACCTGGGGCCTGACAGCACGCCCCTGGAGCGCCAGGAAGCCATCAAGCGCATCCGCGCCAAGATGATGGTCACTTCAACCATGGGCGACGACGACGACGAGCCGGAGAAGATCTTCGTGGACTTCGCGCAGATGTCCCCTGAGCAGATGCTGGCCGATTACAACCAGTTCCTGGACAACTACGACACCGTACCCTTCGACCCGGAGGGGAAGTACATCCGGCTCTACCGTGGGCAGTGGAGCATCATCAGCGGCTTCCCTGGGGCCGGTAAGACGACCATGCTACGGCAGCTCGTGGCGCACCTGCTGAGCAACGGGAACGGGGTCTTCGTGTTCTCCGGGGAGGACGACCCGAGCCACTACCTGATCGAGCTGACCGCCACCGCGTTCGGGGTGCTTACGCCGACCGCCGAGCAGATCGGGGCCTTCATCGAGTACTTCGGGGACAAGCTCTACATCTGGGGCACGGTATCGGTCGTAGACCACAAGAAGATCCTGGCGACGATCAGCCACCTGGCGAAGCATGGCAAGATCCAGCATGCTATAATCGACTCGCTGACGACGACCGACATCAGGATGGACGACTATGAGACGCAGCGTCAGTTCGCGAACCACATA